AACCTCATACGGAAGAGCAACACAATCTTATATCAAAATTTAACGATTATTTAAAGGAGTTAATGTCACGTGCCAGCAGTAACTAGAGTAGGCGATGCAGATGTACCTCATTGTTCTGGTATGACTAGAGCTCAAGGTTCACCTAATGTGAGAGTAAATGGAATACCTGTATCTCGTCAAGGAGATAATAACACAGGCCATTTATTACCACCAGCACCTTGTCCATCTCATTCAGCACCAATAGCTGTAGGTTCAACTACTGTTTTTATTAATGGAAAAGGTTGTGGTCGAGTTGGAGATGCTGTATCTGGTTGTACAAGTGTAGCTGAAGGTTCTCCCAATGTTTTCGCTGGTTAGTGTATAAATATTACCACTATGGCAATATATGACGCTTCAGCAAACAATAAAAGTAAAAGAAATAGCAGGTCGTTTAAAGATTTGGATTTAAATTTTACAAGAAATCCAGTAACTAATGACATTACTAAAATAGAAGATGTAAATGCTATAAAAAGAAGTGTTAAAAATTTAGTACAAACAAATTTTTATGAAAGACCTTTCCATCCAGAGATTGGTTGTGGTATTAGAGAATTGCTTTTTGAAAATTATACACCTATAATTGGTATATTTTTAAAAAGGAAAATTGGTGAAGTTTTAACGGCTTATGAACCTAGGATTTCTTTATCTAGTATAAAACTAGAAGATGATCCTGATAGAAACAAATTAGTTGTTTCAATATATTTTTATATACAAGGCGTTAATGATCCAGTAGTCGTAGAAACATTTTTACAAAGGTTAAGATAAAATGAGCAATCACAAGTTAATAGTTTCAGATTTAGATTTTGATGCAATAAAATCCAATTTAAAAACTTTTTTACAAAAACAACCAGAATTTTCAGATTACAATTTTGAAGGCTCAGGATTTTCAATACTACTAGATTTACTAGCTTACAATACACACTACTTGGGTTTTAATGCCAATATGTTGGCAAATGAAATGTACTTAGATAGTGCTGACATAAGAAAAAATATTGTATCAATAGCAAAGATGTTAGGTTATACTCCTACATCAGCAAGAGCTTCATCAGCTTCAATTAATATTTTAGTTAACAATGCTACAGGTTCATCTTTAACTATGGATAAGGGAACAGTTTTTACAACTAGCGTTGATGGCACATCATATCAGTTTGTAACAAATGCAACTCACACAATATCACCCACAAATGGTGTTTATCAATTTTCAAATATTTCCATTTATGAAGGAACTTTAACTACTTTTAGATATACGGTTAACACAAATGATCCTGACCAAAAATTTATTATACCAAGTGCTAATGCTGATACATCCACTTTAAAAGTTTCTGTACAAAATTCTTCTAGTGATACCACAACATCTACTTACACACTAGCAAATGGAATTACAAGTTTAAGTAACACATCTAAAGTTTTCTTTTTACAAGAAATAGAAAATAATAATTTTGAAGTTTACTTTGGAGATGGTGTTGTAGGACAATCTTTAAGTGATGGTAATATAGTTATATTAGAATATATTGTTACAAACAAAACTGAGGCTAATGGAGCTTCTACATTTTCTTTATCAGGTGCTATAGATACATTTTCTAATGTTACAATCACAACAGTTTCTAGCGCTCAAGGTGGAGCAGACCCTCAATCAAAAGAGTCTGTAAAATTTAACGCACCATTACAATATTCAGCACAAGATAGAGCGGTAACAACTTCAGATTATGAAACAAGAGTTTTAGAATTATATCCTAATGCTCAATCAGTTTCAGCTTGGGGTGGAGAAGATGATGAAACCCCAGTTTATGGTGTGGTAAAAATTGCAATCAAAGCTGCTTCTGGTTCAACGCTTACTGATACAACTAAACAATCTATAGTCAATCAATTAAAGAAATATAATATTGCTTCAGTAAGGCCACAAATTATTGATCCTGAAACTACATCAATTTTATTAACATCAACTGTAAACTTTGATGCAAAATCTACTACAAAAACAGCTAATACTTTGAGATCAGAAATTATTACTTCATTGAACAATTACAATACATCAAGTTTACAAAGATTTGATAGTGTTTTTAGATATTCTAAAATTGTAGAATTAATTGATGATACAGACACTTCAATTCTTTCAAATATTACCACTATAAGAATAAGAAAATCATTTACACCTACTTTAAGTTCATCTACAAAGTATGATGTATATTTTAGAAACGCATTATATAATCCACATTCTGGACATAGATCAACTGAGGGTGGTATTTTATCATCATCAGGATTTAAAGTAGCAGGTGATTCTACTAATGTTTATTACCTTGATGATGATGGACAAGGAAATGTTAGAAGATATTATTTTGTAGGTTCAGTAAGAACATATGTAAACAATACACAAGGTACAATTAGTTATTCAACAGGACAAATTACAATTAATTCTTTAAATGTAACAACTGTTGAAAACATACGAGGCTCATCTTCAACTGTTATTGAATTAACAGTACAACCTAATTCAAATGATATTGTGCCTGTAAGAGATCAAATTTTAGATATAGATACAGCTAATTCATCTATTACAGTTCAAGCTGATACTTTTGTAGGAGGTTCTGCTGACGCAGGTGTGGGTTACACAACAGCATCTAGTTACAGCACATAATAAGTTATGGCTAAGTTTTTCGACAAAATATCAAACCTGATTAATAGTCAGGCTCCCGAGTTTGTTGTTGAACAACATCCTAAATTTTTAGAATTTGTAAAAACGTATTACACGTTTATGGAATCTGCCGAGTTAAATGTAACTTCGGTACAAACTACAGACGGTATTACTTTAGAAACTGAAACAAATCAGGAGAACACTTTATTATTAGACGGTTCTCGTATTCAATCTGATAAAACTCAATTAGACGCTGGTGATAAAATAATTTTAGAAAGTTCCACTTTTGGTAAGTTTACAAATGGTGAAACAATCACAGGACAAACTACAGGTGCCACAGCAACTATTTTAGCTGAAGATTTAAACAGTAATAGACTTTTTATAACATCACAAAATAAATTTAAAGTAGGCGAAACTGTTTTAGGTAGTTCATCAAATGCTAGCGCAGTTGTAAATTCATTAAAATTAAATCCTGTCACAAATATACAAGAGTTATTAAACTTTAGAGATCCTGATAAAGTTATTTCAAACTTCTTAACAAAATTTAGAAATGAATTTTTAAATACGTTACCAGAAACTTTAGATGATAATGTTGACAAAAGAAAATTAATTAAAAATATAAGATCATTATATAGAGCAAAGGGTACTAGTAGAGGACACGAATTATTTTTTAGATTATTATTTGATGAAAAATCAGAAACAATATATCCTAGAGAACAGTTATTAAGAGCTTCTGATGGTAAATGGGATTCATTTAACATTTTAAGGTCAATAGCAACAGCAGGTAATACTGAAGAATTAGTTGGTAGAACAATAACTGGTCAGACTTCAAAAGCTACTGCTGTTGTAGAAAACGTATTTAAATTTCAGATAGGTAGTAATACTGTTACAGAATTTATTTTAAATACTGATACTATTTCAGGAATTTTTTCTATAGGAGAAGAAATAAGAGGTACATCTTCGGATGATAGTGACACATTTATTAAATCAAATATTACAGGTATTCCTGGTGAAATTACTATAGTAAATGATGGTGCTTTATATAACGAAGATGAAATAGTATCTATAAGTGGTGGTGGCACAGGAGCTTCAATTGCTATTGACGCTGTGGGTCGAGGCGGTATTACAGATATATTCATTGAAAACGGTGGTTCAGGCTATGCTATTGGTGATGATATTATATTTAACAACACTTCAGCTGGTGGTGGATCAGCACAAGCAAAAGTTTCAGTTGTAAACGGAGGATTTACACAAGAAGAATCTACATCTGTAGTTGATGATCATATTGTAATGGAAGATGCTACAACACAAGGTGACACTTACACAGGAAATAAAATCATACAAGAAACAGCAACTGGTTCTGGTGATGTAACAGATATTAGATTTATTTCAAATGGATACAACTATACATCATTACCTTTAGTGTCAGTATCAGATTCTAGCGGTGGAGAGGGAGCTGTTTTATATTGTTTTGGAAATGAAATTGGAAAAGTTTTATCTTTAAAGGTAAACGAATCAGGAGCTCAACACGAATTATCTCCAAGTCCACCAACATTAGAGTTTAGAAAAAAATTAGTTGTAACAAATGTATCTGGCACTTTTACTGTGGGAGATACTGTTTCTGCTTTAGGTACTGATTCATCTATAGTAACAGGTACTATTGTTTCTTTTGATACTAATATAAATGTTTTGACATTAAGTAGTGTGTCAGGAACTTTTGCTAAAAACATTACTATCACAAGTGATGGCGGTGCTTCAGGAACTATAAAAGCTTTTGATCAATCATCAGCTTCTGTTAATGTGGCTGCTTTATCGGTCACTTCAGGTAAATTTTTAAATGAAGATGGTCACGTTTCAGAATTAACTATGAAAATACAAGATAGTTTATACTATCAGGACTTCTCATATGTAATTAAAGTTGGCCAATCAATTAATAACTGGCGAGATTCATTTAAGAAAACAATGCACGCTGCTGGTTATTATCTAGCAGGACAAGTTGATGTTGTAACTTCAGTTAATGCTAGAATAAGAACAGCACAAGCTATAAATTCTGGAATTGACGGAACACCTATTGTTGATATATTAAATACTCTATTCTCTACAATCTTTGGAAGAAGATTAGGAACAGTTGATGATGGTACTACATTAAGAGCTACTCCAGAATTAGGAGTTGATCCTGATTTTGTGGATTCTACATTAACACCACTATCAAAGACTACAAGAGATGTTACTTTAAAAAGAGATTATACATTACAGTTTCAATCTAAATCAATTGTTGATATTAGAAATAACACAACAAAATACGGACTTCCTGTTGCAGGACCTACATTTAAAAGTGTCGGTAATTTAATACTATTACCAAATTTCGCAAATCAAATAGAGGTACAACATTTAAACAAATTGAGATTAGGTGGAACTTTTAATAGTAATATAGATGGCCAATTAAATAATTTGTCAGATTTTAACTATAGACTAAAAACTAATTTTGCTATACCTACTGAAATATGGCAATTATCTGGTGACAGTTTTGATGAAACATTTACAACATTTGATGACACAACAATAACAATGGACGCTGTGTAAAATGATTATAAATAGTTATGAAAAATTAAAGGAAGTCGAAAAACACCAATTAGAATTTTAAAAGAAAATGGCTAAACAAACAGTTAACACAGGTATTATCGATAATGACGGCACAGGTAGCACGTTAAAAGCTGGCGGTATTATAATTAATGCCAATTTTTCAGAAATTTATACAGCATTAGGTGATGGATCAACATTAAGTTTTGACATTTCTGGTGTAACAAATGGTCAAGGTTTAATTTACAACAGTTCATCTAGTAAATTTGAAGTTGGCGACATTGTTACTTTAACAGGTTCAGAAACTTTAACAAATAAAACAATTGATGGTGGTAATAACACACTTCAAAATATACCTAATAGTGCTTTAGATACAATACAAAATTCAAAATTAGCTAATTCTTCAATTACAATCGGTGATGATACTTCAACTAATTTTTCAGTTAGTTTAGGTGAAAGTTTTGAGATCGTAGGTGGTTCAGGTATTAATACAGCTATAGAAAACAATAGAATTGTTTTATCTACAGACGGATCAATTGTTACTGAAACATCTACTGACACACTTACAAATAAAACAATGAGTGGGTCTTCAAATACTTTTACAAATATACCAAATAGTGCTTTAACCAATTCGTCAATAACTTTTGG